AGCACGCCAATCCCGCCTCCGTCCGTTCCGGCCCACAGGGTGCCAGCAGAGAAGTCGTCGGTGCCAATAAGGGTTAACGTGAGCTCAACAGGATCGAACGCCCACAGGTTGACCGTAGACGTGGCGGACGCCGTGAATATGATCTCGGTGTAAAGGGTCAGCGTTGATCCCTCATAGGCCGTAACGTCGACGGACACCTTTCCGGTGGACGCACCGGACGCAACAGATCCGTCGCCAGCCCTGAAGACCAAGTTGCCGGACGTCACTCCGAGGTACGCTCCGAAGGAGGTGCCGCCCTGCTCCCATATGATCCCGTCTGGGCTGAGATCGAAGCGAACGTCGAAGGCTGCAAATATGGAGGCATCCCGCGTCAAATCACCCGACCCAACAGCCTCGCCTTGCCCGTACAATTGATCGGGGATCAAGTGGCGGTCCGGCGTGTCGCGATAGTTGTCAACGTCTCGGCAGGTTGCGCGAGTGTTGTAGCACTTGCCGTCGCCAGATCCTACGGCCGTGCATGGGCCGGTCCCGAATGAGTTGATGCAGCGCGGAAGCCGGAGCTCAACAACCTCAATTGGTTCGCGGTCTAATTCACTCATAGCTATGCGCCGATCCACTCATTGAAAATGACCAGAAGTCGCGCATCCCCATCGGCTCTGGCGGGGTGGCTTGGGCTTCCATTAGGTAGTCAACGTCCTGCGTATCGGCCGGACGCCAAGCCACGAACAATGAATCAACCTCAACACTTTGGATCAGCCCGTCTGGGCCGTCCAAGTTGGACCGCACCCAATCGTATTTCAGGTGGGTGAACGGATAGCTGGCATTCAGCGTTGAGCGCTTGCGGGATCTCCCCAACAGTTCGCCGGATCCGGAAAGGTTGCCGAGGATCTGCACGTTGCGGTCCATGCGGGAAGGAGTGTGGCCGGAGTAGAATGGCTGGGTCATCTGCAGCGCCTTGCCAACCCGTAAGACGCCGATCTCAGGCAACACAGCCCGATCAACGGTGATGCGCCAGCGCGGGGAATTCACCGGCACGAAGATGAACATGATTGGGGAGTTGTCTGTTGGCGTGACTGTGCCCAGAGTGGTCCAATTGTCGTCTTCATTAGCGTCGTGTTCAAGCAAGACGCGGCCAAGCCCTGAGCCCAGATTGTGCGCTGCGATTGCGAACATGTCGCCTTCTTGGGCGCTGAACAGGTCGTAACGCAGCGAGGCGCTGGATGCGTGGGCATAGGCTTCTTTTACCTTGATCGTGTTGGACGTTGATCCGGCGTAGCTCACCACCTCTGATCCGTTTGCCCCAAGCAATTCAACGACGCCGGTTGCAGCGAGAGGGGTGAAGAATATCTCCACCAAGTATTCTTGGCTGGGGAGCTTCTTGATTTGTCCGACGCAGTTCGCGGCCGTCCCCAAGGTTCCGTCCCGCAGATCGAAGAAGCAGGTGAAGCTGGTGGTGCCGTCGCTGGCTCGGACTTGAACCTCTGGCATGGTCTGGCGCAGAACCTTAAATGCGACAACGTGCTCAACGGCCGTGAACGTGTACGCCTGCGAGATGTCGTGTTGGCTGTTTGCGGCTGTCTCGGTCAAAGTCTGTTTGTCCCCGCCGATCGTCAAGGCGGTCTCCGTCCACAAGGCCGTCGACAGGTCTGAAGGATCAATTATGCCGTTCTCAAACGGACGCCACCGGTCAACCGTGTCACCGATATTGGCCGACGAAGCCGGATAAAGTGCCAACTCAGCCGTGGCGCTGATCGTCTTGGGATCAAACGATACCCCTTTGTGCAAGACGCGGGCATTCTTGAGCGGGAGATCTGGTGCCGGCAAAGCGTAGCCTGCTGCGAAAGCTATAGTCATCTGCGGCCCCTCAGTCGAATTCCGTTGTCTTGCCCCTCATTGGACAGCTCAATGATCTGCTCAATCTGTTCGCGGCTGAAGCCACGATCCCCGATCAACGTCAAGGACCGATTGATTGACGGGGAGTTTTCTTCCGCGCCGCCACCAGCCAACGGCGGAGAAGATCTTGCAGCACCAGCCGCTGCTCCGCCTCCACCAGCCGATACGCCTTTAATTGCGCTTACCATGCCGATGCCAGCGGACAAGACGCCAACAGCAGCAGGAATGCGCGCAAACCAAGGCAGGGTTGGGTCCTTCAGCACCTCAGTATAGGCTTGGTATGAGTTGATTAGAGATTGCGCCGCGCCGAACACCTTGGCAATGCGCAGCATCTTTTCAGACCCGTTCTGCATTGCGCTTTCCATGTCGCCGAAGAATGTCGCCGCCTGCGTCAAGCTGTCACCTTGGTAGCCGGTCTGCATTCCGGCCAGCCGCCGTTGGTGCTCCGCCTCAAGCCGCTCCTTCGCCTCTTGGTGGCCTCCGAGGATCGTCAGCTCTTGGGCGTTGGCGCTGTCAAGGTTTTCCATGGCAGTCTGGTGCCACTCGTCGATGGTCTCCGCTTCAGTCTTCAGGCTCTCAACAAGGAACTCAAGATCTGCCTGCCGCTTTTCTTCTGGCGTCTGGCCACCTCTGCCGCCACGCGGACGCTTGTTGCGGTCTGGGTCAAGCTGGTCAAGGAATTCGTCGCGCATTGCCGTCCGAGAGACAACCTCTTCGCCTCCTGGACCAGCGCTGCGTCCGCCGCGCAAGTCACTGGCTGGGCCACGTGCGTTAAGCAGTGAAAGGTTTACCGCAGCTTGATATGAGATGCCAAGGTTTTCGGCCAAGCGTGCCGCCTCGTTTGCTGCATCCGTTATGGGGGCATCCATATCGACGCCCGCCAACTGCATGGCCTGAACAGTTGACGCCGTTATGCCCGCCTTCATCAACTCAACAATATTGAGGTTCTCTTGGCTCTGCGTCGCCGTGTCTGCCATCGCCTCGCCAAGCTGGCGCTCTTGCTCCGACAGGTCTCGTGCGTGGTTGCTCAACCGCTCCTTCTCCGCAACTTGGTCGCGATAGACATCCAGCTCGTTTTGCGCCGCAGAAAGGATGGCGTTGGCATCACGCAGCGCTCTGGCTGAGCTGACGCTGCCGAGGCGATAGGCATTCTGGGCTACGACTTGGGCTTCAAGCGCTTCTGTCAGCTTATCCGCCAAGACAAGCTCGGTCTCATCAATTCCCAAGCGCAATCCGCGAAGGGTCTCGCCCAACGCCACCCCAGCCTGTTGCGCCTTTTCCATCTTCTCGGCCAAGGCTTCTGCAGCCTCGTCCGCCTCGGATGCCCGCGTGGCCCACTGGAACAGCGCTGCACCACCGGCAATCGTACCAATGGTGAGGATGGCCATCGGAGAGACCATTGACGCGATGCCTGCCCCGACTGCCTTGAGTGATCCCTTCACCCCGCCGCCCATCGACTGGAAGACCTGCGAGATCTGCGTACCCTGTTGCATGGCCAGCGTTAAAGGAGACTGCCCAGAAGCCAACATGACCCCGATGTCATTGAACTGTGCGGTGAGGTTGGCCGTGTGTCCGCTGGTTGACTTCGTTGCTGTGCCCAGCTGCGTCATCGGAGAGCGAGCGCCCCGCAGTCCGGATCCGGACTTCCTCGCTGCAGCGTCGACGCCACGCAGTTTGCTTTCGACTGTCTCAAGGCCAGCTTCTGCGGTTGCAGTCTCTGCGATGACTTTAACTGTTACTGCAGGCATGACCATCAGAAGAGCTCCATCAATTCGTCAACATCGGCTTCCGTCAAGGACCCAGCAAAACGCCCGACCTCTTTGGACTTGTAGTAGTCGTATTCGCAGAACCACTCAGCCATTGTCATGCCCCAAAATTCTGAGGGTTGGATCCCCCAATTGCGGGAAGACATATACATGACGTCCCAATCAATCGCTTGTGTCGGTCCCCGAATTCCAAGAGCTACTTTTCGGGGACCTCTGCCTTTTTTTCTTTTTGCGTCGGGCTGATGGCGTTGATCACGTCACGATACAGCGCAAAAGCCTCTTTATCGAAGCCAATCATGTCGGCGTAAAGCTCTTCCTCAGACACCTCAGCCCCAGCGTGGCGCATGACCAGCGCAACGAGCCAAGCCATAAAGGTCATCACCGGCTTGCCGGAATTCGCCCCATGGATCAGCTCAAGGATGGAGACAGGGCCACCACCGTCGCCGCGCTCAATCGTTCTTAAGAGCGCCATCGTCGGGGTGAACTTGTGCTCCACCCCGTTGTAGGTGATGGATACTTCCCTGAAAACTCCACCCGCCATTTATGTTGCCGTCCAAGTGATCGCGCCGGAAGAAGTCAACGAGCACGAGAACGTGGTCGGATCTGAGCCTTCAGCGCCGGACGGTGCGAAGCTAGAGATGAAGAAGCCGCCAGCCGCTGTGATGATGCCCAGACCAACAATCTCGCATTGGAAGTCATGCAATGCAGTGGCTGCACCTGCGCCAACCGCGAGAGCCAACAGCGTGTCTGCCTTCATGACGCCTTCAAGCTCCATGGAAAGGGATTGCGTGCCGATGTCGTCGAGCAGAGTTTGGACGCCCAAGTCGTCTTTGTCGGTGATGTCAATCATCTCGTTGGCGACGGTGAAGCTGTCGGTGCGAGCGCCGGCAATCACTGCCATCCCCGTCCCTACGTCATATGAAATTCGGACCTTACGCCCTGCTGATGCTGCCATGTTGGCCTCCTGTGGTTAGTGGTCCTCAACGCCGCAGCGTATGACCATTTCAAAAGTAGCTCTGCCGTTCTCAAGATAGTTAGGTCCGGTGTAGCCTTGAAGCGGGTGGAAAGCAAATACATTGGCACTGCTGAAGTCCGCTCTGAGGTATTGCAAAACAGCCAACATGTCGGCGTCGGCTTGGGTCACGAGTGCAGGCGCGGCCATCAAAAACAGCGAAACATCTGGCTGTTGCTGTTGGTGGTCTGTTGGGCCACTGGTCCCCGTCATCCGGAACAGCGCGACGGATCCACCACCCTTGAGATTGGCGTCCGACCAGCGATAGTA